GTTCGTTGCTGCTGAATAGTTTCCGGTGTTCGTTGCTGCTGAATAGTTTCCGGTGTTCGTTGCTGCTGAATAGTTTCCGGTGTTCGATTCTTTATTATCTTTCCAATTTACTTTGTCTAAGATAAATTTTACTCCTGCTTCTATAATTCCCTTTAGTCCTATTTCTGCTGAAATATGTAATTTGGAACAAGCTACTTTGGAATCATCACCATCCCTATCAATATTACCGCTTCCTTTCACTATACAATATCTGCTCGATCCTTTTTCGGTAGATGGCGGGTAATACCCTAATACGTCGAAAGGATTTTCGCAAAAATGAAAACCATTTGAACAAGCTTTAATCTTTCCTTTTTCCTCGAACTCCTTTCCTACCTCATATTGGTAGTCTCTACACTTAAGGTCTTTATCAAATCCCTTAAATCCTGTTATTGTTTCTGACATGATTATATATTATTAAAGTGGTTAATCGAAATAAATAAAGCGCCTATCCTCACGAACCGACGCCTCCAAAATTGTATTTTAACGACAAAATTTTGTTCCTAGATACCGAACCAACGGACACTAGGATATAGAACATTGTATAACTAAAATACAGGGTCTTTCACCCTACGGACTCCTTTAAATCCGGATTTGTTGATTAATAAATGAATGGTTATTTGCGATTTAAAATTGCTTCTACGTCACTTTCACGATATAATCTTTTCCCTCCAACCTCTATTTTACGGAGATAACCTTTTTTATCCCAACTCCATAAAGTTGATGGATCAACATGAAGTTTTTCAGCAACTTCTTTTATCGTTAAATATCTCTCTTCCGGTCTAACAAATGATTCTTTGACCCCTTTTATAGATTTTTCAATCAAATGCTCCGCAAAATCTTTTAAGTCTTTACTTTTAATTTTCAAAGTAACATCTGCGCCACTATCCAATATTTCTGTAATTCCCATAATTCCTCCTATTATTTTTGTTGAACTTCTCTATAACTTCTCTCTAATAACATTACTATGGTGAGAACTACCATTATAGCGGCTGATATAGTCTCTTCGGTAGTTATTTCCAATTGCGTTGCTAAATGCATAGACATCCCTAAAGCAATGACCGCAATTACATTCTGTATTTTATGAATTGTTTTCATAGAACATATTTTTATAGTTAATATTAGGCAGCGAACATCAAATCACTGTCTCTTTTAGGTCTAATCGCCCTTGCCGATATTCGAGCACTGGAACGCATTCTTAACCTTCTCATATCCATTTGGAAATTAGGAGTTATAGCCAATATTAAGAACCACACAGAAAAGAAAATTTCAATTCCATGCTTTCGTATTTCTTTCAAATCGAAATTTCTTTTTGCCCTATCACATAGCATATATAAAGTAAGCTCGACATTGTTATTAATGCCTAGTTTCTTATGAATGTCCCGTATTTGCGCTTTTATCGTCCAAACCGACTTTTTAAGCAAATCGGCTATTTCATCAGGAGTTTGCCCTTTTGCTACTTCATGAGCTACTTGGTACTCACATTGCGATAAAGGTTCCATTATGCAGTCCTTTTTATTTTAAAGTACTTAAATCCTTTAATGACTTCCTTTTCACCCTCTCTTTCTATCAGTACCTTATATTTTCTTTTTAACCGATAACGAGCCGAACTCATAACACAATCATAGCTTTCATCAGGTATTCTAACTACTTCTCCTAATTTCAATTTAGAGATAGAATTTACCCAATCTCCTGTTATTGTTTTAATTCCTTTTGTCATAAGATTAATTATTTGATTATTATTGTGGATGGTAGAGGAATCGAACCTCTCTCAATCGTGATAATTGGTTGCGCAACACGAAGCTCTAACCGATAAGCTAACCACCCTTATTAAAAAGTGCACTATCTTCACAGACCGTACACTGTACAACACAAACACAAAATAAAACACTACAGAAAAGTGCCCTACCCGATTCTCGCTATCGGCTGCCGTTCAATCCGTCAGTAGGGATATATGTTGAATCACTTAGATAGCGTTATAGCTCGCCTTAACTGCTATTTAAACGCCCATTTAAAACCATGATAAGTTTTATACATTCCATTGCAAGTTGCCCAAATGTTTCCAGTCGAACTATTGTTTAACCTTGCCGCTTCATTTATACTACCATATTCACAGAGTATATTCCCAGATAAATCCATTTTTATTACACCTCTTTCTTTACAAGGATGTCTTTTATATGTTACTTCATTTTTATAATTTTCATAACGAGTTACTATTCTTAAATTATTGACGCAATTATCTTTTTTGTTGCCATTTATATGATCTATTTGCATACCTTTTAATCTCTTGCCAATAAAAGCATCAGCAACCAAGACATGAATTTTTCTGTTAACTGTCTTGCCATTCATTCTAATACCGACATGCAAGTAACCCCATCCATCATTTTTAGGCTTCAGTATTTTTTATTTTCTATTATGACCTCTAGCGTCTACACCTTTAGACATAACTCTACCAATGTTAGATATCTTATATCTTCCATCAGAACCTTCAATATCTTTCCAAATTTCTTCCATAGCAATCATTTTATTGTGCTCATAGAGTAATTCGATTACTTGCATCACGCATAACTATGAGCTTATATGTAAATAGCGTACGGACGCCTAACCCCGTTTTCTTACTGATAAAGACGATTTTTCGGACTATATAATATTCATAAAGCTTTCTACCCAATCGTAGCACGCCCACCGTAAAACGGTGTCTCCTATTTTTAGTGCTTCGTTGCACGTTCATAAATACAGGTTATATTTTTAGCTGTATTTACGCTTCACAGACTTGTCAAAGAACTAACCAATTGTACTTGCGTAGAATATTCTCTACGTCTACGCAAGCTTTTATTCCCCGTCCGACTGGTTTCCCTTACTCACAGCGCTGATTGTCGTAGGTGCTTTATGTCGGATTATCAGACTACCTTTTTACGGGTTATATCTTATCTCCATGAACTATCACGATTTACATAATCAGCGTGATTCCCAGCAAAGAATGCTTTTAATACATTTCCTTTGCTTGCATTGAACACAGGTTTGAAAGACTTCTTTTCCTCTTCAATCTCTCTGTATTCTTTTTGCTGTCTTTTTGCCAAGAACCAAGCTTGTTTCAAGGCTTCACTCAAAGAGATACGACGATACGCTTTCAAAACATGAGCGTGTTTCATTATCTCACTGTTATTGAATCTTCCGTTTTCTGTTAAAAATGTAAATGCGTTCATCGTCTTACCTATTTTTAGTTATGTAAAAAATTTGCTTTTCTCGCTCAATCTTCGTTACTTTGCGTTGATTGATTGATTGATGTTGCAAAGATACTAGAAGTTCTATATCTAGCATAGTATTTCTAGTTAATAAACGTTATAATGCTAGATTTTCTATAATTAAAACTAGAATATCTATATGACTTTAAAAGAGAGAATGTTCTATCTTATTGAGAAAGAAGGAATTAACCCTAATCAATTTTATACTATTTCTGGTTTAGGAAATGGGTACTTAAATAATGTTGGGGAAACTTTCAGAAAACCTACAATTGAAAAAATTAAAAAAAGTTTTCCTCATTGGAACATGGACTGGATTTTAGAAGGGAAAGGAAACCCTTTTATTGATACTCCTTTAAAAAAAATAGAAGTTCTAGAAGCAATACCTATTGGCCAAAGCCATATTATAAACGTACCATTAGTGAGCCAATACGCACAAGCAGGATATTTATGTGGATATCAAGATGCCGCATATATGGGAACACTCCCAACAATACCATTTATTATTGATCATGAAGCAAAAGGGAATTATGTTGCTTTTGAAGTCAGAGGTGAAAGTATGAATGATGGAACAGAAGAAAGCTATCTAGAAGGTGATCGATTACTTTGTAGAGAAATATACCCTCAATACTGGGCTCAATCAAGATTACATTATACTAAATGGGATTTTGTCATTGTACATAAAGAAGGTATTCTTGTAAAAAGAATCATAGATCACAACGTAGAAAATCATACTATCACTATACATTCGCTCAATGAGATGTATCCTGATAGAGTGATTGACCTAGCTGAAGTAAAGCAAATTTTTAACGTTATAGAATTACAAAGACCTAGAAGAAGATAATAATTAATATGGGAAATTTTACTGAAGATTTAGCAAAAGGTTTTGTACGGTCTGCTGTGAATCAAGTGGGACGAGATGGAGGGAAAGTGATAAGTAACTCTATTTATGGGAATGCACATAGTACCCCAATAAGAGGTATCGGTAAAAATACACATAACCAATTTTTCGATGAATCAACCAATGAGGTCATCTCCCCCGAAGAATTAAGATTAAGAGCAGAAGCAGAAGGGTTTCAAGTATCTTTATTTAGATATAACGCTGGCATTAAAATAGTACTCTATATTGTTTCTTTATTTTTTGCTATTTTAGTAGTACCTTCTATTATTATATTCATATTTGGTATCATGAAATTTTTTCAAAAAACAGTATTCATGAAGAAATCTGTTTTAGTTGCACAATTTGTACCAGATAGAAGATATAAAGATGGGCGCAGGCTGAACGGACATGTAAAACAAGATATAAGAATAAAAGTACCTTGTAATCCTTCCGAGCGAAAATCACTAATAAAAGCAGGCATATTATATATTTTACTCTCATTGTTTTTACTGGTCCCTATATTCTTATGGCGCTCTGTCGTTGAACAACAGAACATAGAGTATTATAAAGATATTATAGAAAATGCAGAAACAGAGAAAGCACATATTAAAGAAGACTTTGAATTATTTAAAGACACAGTGATATATAATAAAAAGATGAATGAATTTAATGAAAAGTACCAAAAGGCAGTAGAGTATTTAAATTCACACAATCAAACAAAATCGGATAATTAAAAAACTAGCTTATGAAAAAGATATTATTCTTAATATTAATTTTTACCATATTAATGACGGGATGTTCATCAGGTAAATATTATATATATCAAACAGAATCTAAAATAGATTTACAACCTACAAAAGATAATTTTCTTCCTTATATGTATGTTCCTAAAGGAAAACATATAGTTATCAAAGAGAGTCGTAGCACTGTAAAAAAAGCCCAATATGGAAGTCATAAAGGATATATTTGTGGAACTTATAATTTATCAAACCCTATACAAATATCCTCTAAAGATATAAAACATCTAACTTTTAACTCTACAGATTCCACCTATTACTTTAAAGGAAAAAGAATAGATTTTACAGAATCGATCAAGACAAAATCCTCATATTCACCTTCACGTTCCACTGGTACAGGTCGAGTACAAGTAAAAGGATATTATAGAAAAGATGGAACTTATGTACGACCTCATACAAGAAAATCACCAACCAAAAGAAAATAAGCTTATGAAAAAGATCATTTTATTAGTATGTGCAATCACTGCACTTTGTTCATGTGGGGGATCAGGTAATCAAAACGAGAAAAAAGTAAGAGAAGTAGTAGAAGCCAAACTGAAAACAGAAATGAATGATTGGTCTAGCTATGAGTTTGTTTCTGCGGAAGCCATTGATACTATAAAGTATATTGATAATATCAACTATCGAAAAGAATACTTCCAAAAAAGCATTGAAAACAATAAAGGGGCATCCAATTATGGATTAGATTATTCTTCTTCAATAACTAAAGATAGTATAATACTTATTGGCATAGATTCTATTCAAAATGCGATGGGCGATAAAGTCAATGAAGATGTAGCCTATTTATACAAGTATAAATTTAGAGGTAAGAATAAATTAGGAGCTGTAATCTTGGACGAGTACCTTATATATATTTCGCCAAACTGGGAAATAATTCAGATGACGAACGATCCAAAGAAACTTTATAATAATCCCGGAGACTTCCCCGGATATGTTGATCTTGTTAAAAAGAACATGTAATGCCAATAATAGCCCGTATAAAAAACGGGCTTTTATTTTATTAATAAATCTCTCCACATACCTAGATGTTGTGCAAATGTTGTGCAACGGCATAAAACAGAAATCGCAACTATCTAATAATAAGATAATTGCGGTTTTACAATGTGACCCCGGTGCGATTCAAACGCACGACCTTCAGAACCGGAATCTGACGCTCTATTCACTAAGCTACGGGGCCATTCTTTCTAAATGCGAGGACAAAAGTATAAAAAATCTTCTCATCTTCCTAATGATTCTCCTTTTTTTATAGTTCTTAAGGTACTTCCCTATATTAGAAGACTGTTATTTTGAAATGCTTTAGAGCATTTACTTTATCAAATTGACAATCTTTTAGAGAATATCCATTACATATATCAATTTTATTCCTATCTTTGCCGACAATTAACATTTAACAAACCTATGAGTTACTTGATAAAACCTAAGAACTATAAGCCGCTACTCGACCTCAAACAGACCGAGCTGGGAATCAAGCAAATAAAAGAGTTCTTCCAATTAAACTTGTCATCCGAACTACGCCTTAGACGTGTGACTGCCCCTCTTTTCGTATTGAAAGGAATGGGTATCAATGATGATTTGAATGGAATAGAACGACCTGTTTCTTTCCCAATCAAAGATCTGGGCGATGCGCAAGCCGAAGTGGTTCATTCATTGGCTAAATGGAAAAGGTTGACCTTAGCTGACTATCACATCGAACCGGGATATGGTATTTATACGGATATGAATGCTATTCGGTCAGACGAAGAACTGGGCAATCTGCATTCTCTCTACGTAGACCAGTGGGACTGGGAACGTGTTATCACCAATGAAGACCGGACTGTGAACTTCCTAAAGGAAATCGTCAACCGTATTTATGCGGCTATGATCCGTACAGAATATATGGTATATGAAATGTATCCGCAAATCAAACCTTGCCTGCCACAAAAGCTACATTTCATTCATTCAGAGGAATTGCGCCAGCTTTATCCGAACCTGGAACCTAAATGTCGCGAACATGCCATCTGTCAGAAATATGGAGCTGTGTTTATCATAGGAATAGGCTGTCAACTTGGTGATGGCAAGAAGCACGACGGACGTGCACCGGACTATGACGACTACACTACCAAAGGACTGAACGACCTGCCCGGACTAAACGGCGACCTCCTATTGTGGGACAATGTACTGCAACGCTCCATCGAATTATCATCGATGGGAATCCGTGTAGACAAAGAAGCCTTGCAACGTCAGTTAAAAGAAGAAAAAGAAGAAAAAAGACTGGAACTTTATTTCCACAAGCGATTGATGAATGACACCCTTCCCCTGTCTATCGGAGGAGGTATCGGACAATCCCGCTTGTGTATGTTCTACCTTCGCAAAGCTCACATCGGAGAAATACAAGCCAGCATCTGGCCCGAAGATATGCGCAAGGAATGTGAAGAACTTGAAATACACCTTATATAA